TAGCTTTAATCCTGTTACTTCTTCCATTTTAGGTTGGCATTTTAACATTAAAGTTTCCATAGCAATATTAGAATACTGACTATAAGTATCCGGTATCTGGTCGTTTTTATTTTCGTAACGACCTATAATCTCTTCAAAAGGTGAAATATATCTTGCTTTCATACAAGCATCATAAACTTGTTTTTGCATGCAAAAGTAATTTGCAATAAAGGTTGCTAGATCTTTTGATATAGCCTGTCGTATAACTGTGTACTTTTTCTTTTTAAAATGAAAACCTCTATATTCTTCTACTCCTACCATTCCTCCACCGTATTTATTTTTTTTAAAGCTCATATTAAAAATAGTTAAAATTTAAAACCACTCTCCTTTTTGCGTTTGTAGTGGTAGTTCCTAAATGTTCTGTATCTGTATTAAAAATAACCATTCTGTTTTCAACAGAATGTATTTTCTTTTTATTTTTTTTAAACTTTGTGTAACCATCATTTGTATTTAAATAATATATAGCAGTTGTAGTTCCCTTGTGTTTATTATCAATGTGATATGCTCCCTCTATAATTTTATTAGTATAATAATTACTATTTGCTTTAATTCTTACCAATGAAATACATTTTAATTTTTTTATAATAGGAAGTAATAAATTCATATTTTCAGAATTAGGACTATTATGACTATAAAATATATGAACAAATTGACTTTTATTAAAATCTTTTTCACCAACATAATCTAAAACAGGACCAAAATACCAAGGGAAATTTTCATTATCTAAAATACCTTCTTGTATGTTTTTAAAATTTTCTTTATCTAAAAAATTATCTATAACTTTAAACATCTTTAGCCATCTCTTTTGGTACTGCCTGTATGTTCCAATGTATAAATCTAAAAGGTTCAATACCAAAGTCTACTGCATACTCGTGTTCCAAGAACCCTGGAAATATAATTAATGTACCTGGTGTAGGTTTAAAATGAACAAGTTCTGAACCTGGCCATACACCTTTGATGTTTGGTTTCATTTTTAATTTAGTAGCTCGTGCTCCAGTTCTTGGTTCGTGAAATATTGGAAATGATGTTTTATCACTGCATTTTAAAAAGTAAAAACCTGATACGTGTTGATTCCAATGTATGTGTGCTGAGTGATGACCACCACCTTTTTTAGCAAACTCTTGTACCCATAATTCTGTAAATACAGTTGTATATTGTGGCATATCATAACCTTGATGATCTAAATATTCCCAAGATTTTTGACCAATGTAATTTCTAAAATCTAAAAAGTCATTGTCGAGTGTAAGTGGTGTAGAGTGATAGCTTGTACCAAAATCACCAAATTCTTTTATTCTTTTCTTTTCTCTTTTTCTAGCTTCAGCTATATATTTATTACTTGCTTTATTTAAAGATCTTACAAATTCTGGTTTTTGTTCTGACCAAATGGTTGTGTTAAAATAGTTATTTATATACATTAGTGTCCTTGATTCAAATTTAAATTAAATGAAATAGCATATTTATCCATCTCAGCTGTATTTCTAATTGTTTTATGTATTAAAAAACTAGAAAAAAGAATAAAAAAATTTTGTTTAGGTTGAAATTCTTTTTTAATTTCAGGAAATAATAAAGTCTGAGTATGGTCATTTAAATAAATAATTCCAGATAAATAATTAGGAGCATGATCATGAGAAGCAGTGTAATTACCAAAGCCCTCTTTTATTCCCCATGCACTATCAAGAGAACATTTTTTAATGTTCTCTAAACTATCTAAATAATCAAATAAAGGTAATAAAACTTTTATAAAATTAATGTTTTGAACAAAATATTTCCATGAAGTCATATAACCTTTAACGTTAGTTTTAAAATTTTCATTATTATTTTCTTGAATGCCTTTATCAATTTCATCAATAAAATATTTATTATCAATATTTAAATATCCAGTTATTAATAAATAATCTACCTCTACTTTTGATTCTATTTTATTTATTTTTTTTATCATTTAAAAGGCTTTCCTAAATGCCAAACAACAAGACTGTATCTTGTCCCAGCGGTTACGGGTTTAACTCTATGCCACACAAAACTAGGAAATATAATAATAGATCCTTTTGGTAATATCTCTTTACATTGTATTCTATGTTTTGATTCGTCTCTCATATGTGGATCATAGTTTCTAAAATCAAATTCTAGTTCACCACCTTTATACTCTGAACCATCTGTTAACTGACAAGTCATAGATAGTTTTCTAATTCTACCGTGTTCTGGATGATTAGGATCTTTTCTATCGTATGGTTTATCCCAACTATCACAATGCCAATCGTAATATTGGTTTAATTTATATTTTGTAAATTGACAAGACTCAGATCTTTCCCAATCAAAATTCCAACCAGCCATTTTATTTGCTTTATGCACGTATGGATGTAATTCTTTATATATCCAAGTATCATTAAGCCATACTAGATCAGACTTTCTTTTTCGTTGCATATTTTTAATTTCATCTTCTTTTAATTTTTCTTTGTCATAACCACCTGTTCTGGCCATTACTTCTTTCTGTGCATTAGCGTATTGAATAACTTCATCACAAAACCTAGGTGTAAGAACACCAGTAAAATACCAATAATAATTAGATATATTCATATGTTATAGTTTGTACAAAATTTAAACTATCTTTTTGATTGTTAGTTAAATAATACATGCAAGTTGATGGAAACATAATAAATTTATTATTTTCTAATGATATATCCCAACTTCTTCCTTTACGTCTATTATCTTCATAGTGTATTCGAATCATACAGTTTTTTACGTTTACACCATACAATAATGTAAAGTCTGGTGAGTTACGTAAATCTATTGGATCAATATTAAGTAGAGGTATTGTTGTTTCTTGGGGCTTATACATATTGCCCCACGTTTCTTTGTTGATTAAATTAATACTATATTCAAGACCAATGTGATCTCGCATATAGGTATTCAACATATCCCAAGTTCTTGAGAATGGAAATTGTTTGTTTTGAATTTGTGATTTTAAAATGTCGCCTGATAATTTATCTCGGTCAATGTCCCAACCTTTGGGCATTGCTACATCCCCGTAATATAACGCTTGTTCACTTAATACTTTCTTTTGCATACCACATACCTTTTTAAATTATGCGTTGTGATCTGTCAAGTCCCAAGATTGATTGGCTTCATTCCAATCATAACTCCATCTGTGAGTACCAGCTTCATTTTGAGAAATTTGTTCTGCAGTTAATGCAGGTTCAGCTCCAATTGGAGATTCCCAAGAAGCAGTTGAAGTATTTTTTACCCAAGATGCATATGGTTTTTTAGGCCAGAAAATATTATTATCTTCATCCCATTCATGACCAATACCTGCGTAATTTCCTCTAAACGGTGTTCCGCTTAACTTATGTGTATTAGCTACTGTATTGTATGAAGTTTGAATCCACATTTGTGCAGGCCAGTTATTGTGTCTCTCTAGATACTGTTGACCTACTGATTCATCTTCTACATTATCAGCATTTTTCATATCTTTGTCATCAAGTGTTAATACTTGAATAACTTTTCCGTTAGCTCCTAATTTTGCAAAATGTGCCATAATGTTTCTCCTTATATATTAAAATTAATTGTTAAACAATACATAAATATTATTGAAATTTGTACCTTATCATTACTATACCAGATCCTCCAGAACCTGTTGGTGTTGAACCTCCAGCTCCACCACCAGTGTTAACAGTTGCATCTCTAGGGGAAGAACCAGGGCCTCCACCTCCATCTCCTGCACTACCAGGACCAGCGCTACCACCACCAGAAAAATATCTTGTTGAACTTACGGGACCAGGTGTACCATAACTTGGTGCTGTTGGACCCATAAATGAATCAGCTATGTAAGAACCATTTCCACCAGCAGAAGGTCCTCCCGGCGATCCATCAGTTCCTGCAGTTCCTGCTCCACCGCCTCCACCACCTAGAGCCCAAAGTCCGGGAACGTGTCGTCCTGATCCACCATTTAGTCCTTGAGGGGGAGCAACAGGGGGTGTGTTTCCTGTTCCACCAGGAACAGTAGCACCACCACTTTGAAGATAACCACCTCCACCTCCAGATCCACCATTTCCACCTGTACCACATGCTGGAGCGCCTGAGGGAGCAAAAGCTCCAGCTCTGCCTCCACCAGCAGAAGTTACTGTTGAAAACGTTGAAGCTACACCAGCGCCAGCAGCAGGGGCACAATAAGAAGGACTACCAGGAGATCCTGCACCTCCTCCTCCAACTGCTATTGGATAACCTGTTGCTGTAACTGTTACTTCTGTATTTGGACTTGCACCAGAATTATTTAAAGGAGAATTAGAACCTGGAGCAGTAGAAAATACTCTAAAACCTCCGGCTCCTCCTCCACCACCATAACCTCCACCGCCACCACCTACTACAACATAATCTACTTTATTATTTGCTGCGCAACTAGCAATTGAGCTAACTGTAAAAGTACCCGGTCCTGTAAAAACATGTGTTTTATAATCACCATTGGTAAGGGTCGCATTACCACCACTAGCAGATACAAATGATACACCTACTGCATTAGAAGTAGAATCTTGAACATTTTTCCATCCTTCAGTAGAATCTACATAAACAAAAGTTACTGATTGACCCTCTGTTGTTAAAGTTAAACTTGCATTTGTACCACCTATTTTTTCTGAACCATTTGGTGCAATAGTTAAACCATTTGTTTGAAAAGTATTTGTGTAGTCAACAACAGAAACAATATTACCTGCAGTTCCTGCTGGTAAATTCATAGTAAATCCGCCTGAAGATGTATCTGCAAAATAACCTTCGCCATTTGCTGCTGTAAAAGTCGATGTCTTAATACTACTTGTTTGCCAATCAACAGTTCCTGTACGACCAAAACCTGTCTGTGTTCCATTATTTGTAATTGTTGCACCAGCAGGAATTGTAATAGTGTCTCCACTATCTCCTAACTGAACTGTACCACAATTTGTTCTTGGACTTATTTTATTTACTTTTACTTCACTCATAATTTACCTATTGAAATTTGTACCTTAT